GTGAGCAGCTTCCAAGTTAGTAACAAAAGTACGGCTCAATGAACCATTCTCCATGCTACGCTTAACTGCATCTTTACCCATCTTAGAAACCATATCTTCCAAGCTAGTAATAGAAGGATCCATACTTTGATCCATGTTACGCCAGATCTCAGTTACAGGAACTGTACCATCTGCACGCATACCACCTTTCATCATCATATCTGCACGTGAAGAAATGCTGTAGTGTACGTGAGCTTCTGCACCACCTACGTAGTTGTAGAACTCACGGAAACCAGTTGATACATCACCAATGTCAGAGAAACGCTCACCGTATTCACCTCTAGCAGAACCTTTACGGAAGAACTTAGTACCTGCAGCCAAGTACTTGTTGTCCAAGAATTTCAAGTTGTCATTGTTAACCAACTGTACAGTGTAGATGAATCCGTCACCTGAAGGAAGAATATCTTCTGCAGTTACGTATAATTCAGCTCCGTTGTACTTGTCGTAAGTAATGATGTCACCGTGACCAAATGCACGCTTGTTTACCTTAATTTTAAAGGTAGTGCCATCAACACCTTTACGCTCATTGCTTGCTTCAATGTCTTCAGTGATGTAAGGAAGATCCTGTACTACAGGTACTTGCCATTTGTACTCACCACGAGCATTATCAACAGTGATGGTATTTTTACCACCAAAAGATGCCATTTGGTATAGTGGCATTTCAACCTTTTGAGCCATAGCCCAAAGGTCTACAGGGCCCATATCAGTTGGTTCTGCACTACCTAGCATATTTGCCAAGTGATAAGAATCAACATGAGATGACGCCTTGTAAGAAGTATCTCTCAAAAAGATACCATTGTTCAAAACAGGAGTTGCCATGTTTATCTAAATTTAGGATTAGTAATTATTGTTAAAATCTTTTAAATATGTTAGTTGGTCTAGGAATACCTCTAGACTTTCTAATTTCTTTTTCTTCAGCTACACTTGAAGATTGACGTTTGCTTTGTTCAGTCTTCAATTGTCTTACAGTCTTCTCAACAGTTTCTGCTTTAGCTCCTTCTTTAATCTTACTATGGTAACCATCTCTATCAGATAGCAACCAAAGAGCTTCAGCAATTAACTCATGATTAGGCTCTACGTATTGATACTTTTCTAGCAAGTGACCCAGCATGTTAGTCTGTCTACCAGATACTGACTGATAATTAGGCTCTACTAGACCTTGGTATAATGTTGCTTGAGTTTTCTTATCAAGTTTAATACCGCCAAGCTCACCAGCTTTTAAAGTCTCATATACATTCTCCATATAGTTATTAGCGGCTTCAGCTTGTCTTTGCTTACGCTCCTCTTGTTCAGCAACTCTCTGCTGTACAATTTTTTCTTGCATTCTGTCCAACTTAGGTTTGAACTTATTTGCAAGCTGTTCTAGCCTACCAATATCTTTATAGGATTCAATCTCTTCTTGAATTTCTTCTGCATCACCAAAACCAGTAGCTGAAAGATATTCTCTTACAATTACCTCTTGATCTTGTTCTACAGTAGGGTCTAATGATCTGGATTGTTCTACCTGCGCTAGTGCACTAAATAGTCCTTTAAGATCTTGACCGCCATTTGCTACATATTTAGCAGCATACTGAAGTTCTTCTGGCAATGATTGAAAAAATTCTTGAGGTGTTTCTTCTCTTAGCTTACGTTCTCTTTCTTGAAAGTTAGCTTCAATTAGTTCTTGAAAGTCTTTAGCTGTATATTCTTCAATTGGCTTATCATCTTCAAATGGAATTAACTTCTCATCTTCAATAAGCTTTGTAAATACATCAGCTACACCTTCAATCTTTTTACGACCTCTTTTCTTTTTAGGCTCATTATCTTCATCATCTTCATCAGATGACTCAACTTCATTTACTAAATCATCAAAAGATTCTTTTGACTCTTTAGCTTCAGGCTCTTCAGAAGAGTCTTCTACAGCTTCTGCTACAGGCTCATCTTCATCTTCACCATCAAGAAAAGACAAATCTGTCTTCTTATTTGAAAGAACGTTTGCAGTTTTATCTGCCTCTTCAGTAGGTACTGTTACAGACTCTGCACCAGGCATACCAAAGATTTCATCTAAGTCTACATCTACTTGCGTAACATTTGTAGACTCCTCTACGGGTGTGGTTTTTTCTTCACTCATAATTTTGTTGGTTTTCTCTCACTATTAATATACAAATCTCCTTGGAATAAACCTTGGAGATTTGTAAAAACGTTATATAAAAAATGTGATTTTGAACAGTATATAGCTAAGACCTATTCTTCTTTCTTATTAGATTTTCTGTTTGCAGAAAGATCATACTTATTTTTATTCTCTCTAGCAATCTCTAACTGGGTATTTGCAATACGTTCTTTAGATTGAAACTCTTCTCTTTTCAAAGCAATATTCTGTTGCTGTATTGCTTTTTTATTGTTTTCAGCTTCTCTCTTTAATTCTGTCTGAGCTTGATATCTTTCAGTTTCTCTGATTTCTTTCAAAGCATCTTGATAATCTGAAACTTCATTTTTATTGATATCTTGCATTGCACCATATCCAGCTGCTCTAATTTCAGCTTGAATCAATCTGTTTTGACGATCCTTATCATTTTGATCAGCCTCAAACTGTCTAGCCATTTCTTTTTCTTGAGCTTCTGCTTGAAGTCTTTGTTGCTCCATTTGCATAGCTTGCTGCTGTTGCTCTTGACGTTGTTGAATTTGCTTTTGCTCAGCATCTTTCATAATATCAGTAACTTCAGCAATACTATCTGATTTAATAATATTACCAAGGTCATAAATACTAGCACCAGTAGTATTATTAGTAAGAGCCATTTGCTTAAGCTGTTCAAGAATTCTTCTATGATTAGCTTTAGTAGTACAGAAAATGTTAAAGTCTCTTAGCAATAAATCTCTACCATTAATACTAAAGTTTATTTTTTCATCATTAGATGTAATATACTGAAGTCTAACAGAAGGATTATTACTATGATAATATTGAGCCAAGTCTGTACGCATTTGATGTACTCTAGGCATTAGATGATCAGAATGCTGAATAAAGTATGATTCAGTCTGAGCATAAGAACTCTCTAAGGATGCTTGTACACCTGTAGCAGTTTGTTGTTCCATAGCACCACCTAAACGCTGTGCATTTACACCAATAGATTCAAATGCTTGATTCTTAAAGTAGTTAGCAAGTTGAGTTCTAGAAAGCAATCTATTAGTCTGCTCTAGATTTAACACCTGATAGTGCTGGAAGTTAAGAGCATTCTCTGTATTAGTAATAGATGTATCAAGAGGAAGCATTTGGAAGTCCTTCATTGCTACATATGCTTTAGCCAAATTATTCTTACCCCAGTCTTCCCCTAGTGAGTGACGAGGAATAGCATTTTGGTCAAGCATAATTACTGTACCTAATTCATCTACAAGAATATCAGCAATCTGATTGTTTACAATATTATATCCAATTTGATATGGCTTCATCAAATCTACTAGAGATACAGATTTTGTATTTCTATCAGAGAATACAGCTCCTTCTACAGGTAGCTTACAACCATATAATGTTTGATCTCCTTTAAATTGGAATTTAAGTCTTCCTGGTTCGGGTCTATCAATACCTAAGTAGATAGCTTCAATACCATCTGGTGAAGTCATACCCCAATATGTAGGATGATTAGGTCCAATTTTAACACCACCCCAAACTTCATTAATCCAAATCCAATCAATATGATCACCAAAGATTACACTCTCTTTAGTTTTCTGCTTAGATGATGTAGTATTATATAAAGGTTTATCAACTACAGTATAGTTATCAGTAACAATATCTTGAATAACAGTACCATCTTCTAAAACCTTTGTAAGATGACCCACACGTCTTTGAGTTTTCCAATATACAGTAGAAACTCTTAACATGAATGTATTACCAAAATCAAACAAGTCTTCTGACTCACCAAGAATCCAATCTACAATATCACCACCAGCACCTAAACCTAGTTCAGTATGTGCCATAAATTGACGGTAACCTAAAGAACCGTTTTCAATACTATTCCATTCTGGAGATCTAGTACCATCATAAAAAGATCCATCATTAGGAATACCTGGAATAGCATAACCTGCAGAACGTGCAGGATAAACTTCTTCTAGTTCTTTAATTTGATCCTCTGTCATTAAGTAACCATACTTATCAATGACATCAGCAACCGTCATCATATCTGATTTACCAACCCAGTTAGCTTGTGAGATATAACGCACATCTGGAGACTTATGATAGAATGTAAGAACAGGATTCCACAGTTCAATATCATAATCATCTTCTCCCATACGGAAATGCCAGAACTCTCTATCTGTAATGAGCATATCTTTAAATGCACGTTCTTCAAGCTCATACATTTTAAAACGCTCTTCATCTACTTTAGTCTGATGCATTGCCCATTCTTCAACCATAGATCTATAATCTTTACGGAAGAAGTCTTCAATTTCTGGAAGAGTTTTAAGATTTTGTTTAGAAAGCATTTGCTGAATTTCAGGATTCTGAAAATCTGCACCCTGCTGAGCTAACTTAGTAAGAATCTTAGAAGCTGCATCAGCTAATAAAGTTTCTTCTATCATTGCTCTTTTCTGCTCTAAGAGCTCATTATAAGAAGTATCATCTACTGCACGAAAAGTAACTCTTGCATACTTAGATGCAAACTCCCCCATAAGAACATTGATAACATTTGGGATAATTGGGTAGAATTTGAGTTCTAATGCAGATACATCTTCTTGGGTCAATTGGTCTACTAAATCAGCATAAAGGTTATCTTCTTCTACAATGTAGTCAGTTTTATCAATGATACCTTTAGCCAGCTTATAGTTCTTAAGCAAACGTCTAGAGTTTCTCTTAAGTTGCTTCTGACCTTGTACTTCAATCCAGTCTATGTTCCATGCAGCCCACTCCTTATCTTTCTTCTTTTCTGGAAGAAATTGTGTAGGCTGTTCAAGGGTGCCCATTTTATTTTTCTCTACCCTTGCACCGGCCTTAGCCTGCATTGCATTTATAATCTTAGGCATGTTATCTTATATTTTTAAAAGCGGAACGCTTTCCTTTACCTCCCATAATACCTTTACCTTTCCCTCCAATATGTCTAAAGGGACTCATATTTAATTTAGTCATTTTCTGCGTATTATCCAATTTTACAGATGACTCATTATCAACTCTTTTAGCGTAACCTCTATTAGCTTGCTGTACTTTTGCAAATCCTATCAATGCTGCAAATGATACAAGTCTATCCACGTTAACACCAGGCTGATATGCCTGCATCTCTTTCATAAGCATGATGTCAGGTATACGTTCAACACCAAAGGTTCTTTTTAATATAGTACCATCGGTGTCAGTTTCAATATCTATTTCTTCTTTTAAATACTCAATTGCATAGTTAATTAAGTGAGACTTAAACAGTGTACCAGTATTTTTCCAACCATACTCAGCATATACACTTCTATTACTACCTAAGTCTTTAAGAAACAGAACCTGATCTTTAGGTACTAACCATTTTTGTTTACGCTTTGCAATCATGTATTGAATAAATAAAGATACGTTATTCTCTACTAGTGTCCAGGCTTTATAATATTCAATAATTTTTTCTAACTGCTCGTGTGTCTTATTAATATCATCATATCTACCACACCATGCAGCCACAATGCCATCACCTTCTACAAAGCTCTTAGGTCCCTCGTCAGTAATCTTTGTTACCTCTACTGGATTCTTATATACATAGATACTACAAAGTGACTCAGAAGTGGTTGTTTTACCTTCTCCAACAGGATCCACACTTGCATAGTACATTCCAAACTCAGGCTTATCTACAGGTCTTTCATAAACACATAGTACACCTGTTTTATCTTCTTGACGTTTATCTACAGGAAATGTATTAATAGGCTGCTTTCTGCTTTTATGAGCTATAACATCTGTACCATTCTCTGTCCACTCTAGTTCTAAGTATTCTACTGGATACTCTTTATCTTCAATACGTTGTGTTTGTGAAGAGATAAGGTTTTGAGGGAAGAGTGACTCTTTACGATAAGCAA